TCTAAGATGCCACAAAATACTAATTTAAACGTTTCTCCATATTTTGATGATTTTAATGAGAATAAAAATTATCATAAAGTATTGTTTAAACCTGGTTTTCCAGTTCAAGCAAGAGAATTAACAACATTACAGTCAATATTACAAAATCAAGTTGAAAAGTTTGGAAGACACTTTTTTAAAGAAGGTTCAATGGTCATACCTGGTGGAACTTTCTATGACCCTAGTTACTTTGCGGTAAAAATTGATCCTAATTTTTTAAATATTCCAGTTAATAGTTACACAAAATTTTTAGCAGATAATAAAATAAAAATAAAAGGGGAAACCTCTGGTGTTGAGGCAACAGTAGTTAATAGATTAACTGCACCCGAATCTATTGATGGATTTGATACTTTATATGTAAAATACTCAAAATCTGGATCAGACGGAATTACAAAAAAATTTATAGATGGTGAAAATTTAATAACTCTTTCTGGAATTACTTTTTTAAACACAAGTATTGCAGCAAATAGTCAATTTGCAAGGTGTATAGTTACAAATGCAACTTCAACTGGATCGGCTTTCTCTATAGAGGAGGGAGTTTATTTTGTTCGTGGATTTTTTGTAAAAACAATTGCGTCAACAGTTATTTTAGATCAATATAGCAATTCCCCAAGTTATAGAGTTGGTTTTTTAATAAAAGAAGAAAAGGCAGTTGCATCATCAACTAATTCAGATTTGTATGATAATGCTCTAGGTTTTTCAAACGAAGCCGCACCAGGTGCAGATAGATTAAAAATTTCTTTAACTCCTCATAAAAAATCTTTAACTGATATTAATGATAAGGATTTTGTTGAGTTGCTGAGAGTTGTGAATGGTTCTCTTGAAGAGATAGTTGATAAAACTGAGTATAATATCTTTGCAGAGGAACTAGCAAGAAGAACTCGTGATGAGTCTGGAGATTACTATGTAAGACCTTTTTCTATAGACATTAAAGAATCATTAAATGATAGAATTGGAAACAGAGGAATATATTTTGACACTCAGCAAACTCAAAATGGAAATACTCCATCCGATGATATTATTACCCTTCAGGTTTCTTCAGGAAAGGCGTATGTAAGGGGTTATGAGGTTAATAAAGACGTATCAACGTCTATTGATGTCCTAAAACCAAGAACGACCAAACTAGAGGAAAATATAAGCGTTCCAGTGAGAATCGGTAAATCAATGGAGATAACAAATGTTATTGGTTCTCCACCTGTTGGTTTTACTGCAGCACCATTAAAGTTATTAAATAGAAGATTAGATTCAGCTAATAATGCTGATGATGATGCAACGATCATAGGCAATGCAAGAGTATACGACTATTCACAAAAATCTTCAACAGGAATAGCTGTCACAACTTTTGATTTAAAGTTCTATGATATGCAATTATATACAGTTGTTGGTATTGCAACTGTATTATCACACGGAGCAGATGCTCACGTAAAGGGTAAGTATAGTGGAGCAGTTGGATATGCTGCTCTAGGTGCAAAAACAAATGTGAGTGAAATAACTGTTCGAGATGTTATCGGGGAGTTTCAAATAAATGAACCTTTAATAATTAATGGTATTGAAGAGGGTAACAATATTACAAGTATTATAGACAATAGTTTCGAAAATATCAAGTCAGTTCATAGTGATGTGGGTGTAATTAATGGTGTTGGAAGTGGAACTACAACGTTTTGTGCGAACTTAGTATTAGATCGTGAAAAACAATTATTCAAAACAGCAGCTGAGTTTAATGTCGCTGCGAATGGAGTTGTTTCTGGGCCTGCAATTCAAGATTTTAGATCAGTTGTAAAAGAAAATGATATTGTTAGTTATAGTGATGCTAGTGACGCAGATGTTCCTCGTTTCTTAAGAGTAAATGCAGTTGATCCAAATGGTGCTAATTTCACAGTTGTGGCAATTCCAGATGTGGCTGGAGTGTGTAATGGTGGCATTTTACAAAGCACACCAACTGATTTAGCTCTTCGTATTCCAACATTACACGAGGCAGATGATCCTGGTTTTAGAGTTAAATTAGCAGATGATTTTGTTGCATCAATGAATGTGTTAGATAGTTCATACATCATAAGAAAGCAAATCACAAAAACAAGTTACACAAACAGTCAAGTAACATTCAATATATCAGATATAACAGCTTTAAACACTGATGACTTATTTTTCGAACCTTTTACTACATCAAATTACACTTTAGAGATCGATACGTCATCAGATCTTGGATTTGTTGAAACACTTCTTGATCCGATGGTAGAAGTTGCAACAAACGGTAAATCTGTAGTAATTAAAGGATTATCAAAAACAAGTGGTGATGCAGTTTTAACAGTTGCCATAAGAAGAAGTAAATTAGCATCTAAAGAAAAATCAATCGTAAGATGTAGTGATTTAATTGTATCTAATTCAGAGTCTACCTCATCTGGTATTGGAACCACCTCTCTTGATGATGGTCTAACATATAGTCAATATTATGGAACAAGAGTTCAGGATGAAGAAATATCACTAAATGTTCCAGAAGTATCTCGAATATTAGCAATTTTTGAATCAAATGATACAAACAATCCAGATTTACCAACTTTGATTGTGACTGATGCAACAGCATCATTCACTGGAAATGTAGTGGTTGGAGAGCAATTTATTGGTGGTACATCAGGTGCTGTAGCCCGTGTTGTCTCCGTTGTTTCTGGAACTTCAATTTCATTTGTTTATGAAAATAAAAATACTTTTGAAATAAACGAAAATATATCACTCAAAACATCTGGAATATTTGCAAAATTAACAAGTGTTTTACCTGGTGATCGAAATTTACTCAGCAATTATACTCTAGATGATGGCCAAAGACTAGAATTTGCAGACTTCTCTAGAATTGTAAGGAAATCCGATGCAGAAAAACCAACTCGTAAATTAAGAATTATATTTGACTACTTACTTAATGATGAAAGCACAGGAACCATTGAAACAGTCAATAGTTATAATACATTAAATTATAGTAAAGATATACCATTTGTATTTGATAGATTTGCTTCTGACTTTATTGATTTTAGACCTAGAGTAGCACCATTTACTGCGAATAATAAATCACCATTTGCTTTTGGATCAAGATCTTTTGCTTCAACACAGTCTG